ATCTCGATGCGCAGCAGCTCCCACCAATCGTCGGCCGACAGGAGCGCCGTGTCGGCGGGAGGTGCCAGGGTGATCCCCTCGACGCGGGTCGTGAGTTCGCCGTAGTTGCCGACGATCCACGAACCGACGTTCTCCACCTCGGCGTTCGAGGCGCACATCAGGTCCGACCGTGAGTAGCCGCGGACCTGGCCGATCATCGCCTGGGACGTCACGTCCTCGACGGTGACAGCCGTCCCGTCCTTCCGGGCGAGCGTCACCGAGTTGAACACTTGGCCGACGTCGCGGGTGATCGTCACCCCGACGAAGTCCTTCCCGGTCGTCGACGGGCTCGACGAGAACGTCAGGCCAGGCTCGGTTGGGATCGCCCCCCGGGTGCGGAACACGATGCGCCCCAGCCGGTCGAACCAGACGTAGCCGGCGTCGGAGTCGGCCGACAGCAGAATGTCGGCCCACGCCGACTGCGACAGCGACGACGCCTGCAACGTGTTCGCAGTGATCGGGTCCATGTCACGCTGCGCAGCCGGCCAGCCGACACGGTCGAGGATGCGAGTGATCCTCGCCGCGACCGTCTCGCCGTCACCTTCTGGGGTCGGCAGCTCCGGCAGGTCCGCGGCCTGCAGGAACGCGACACCGTCGACGCACCGGAACGCGACCGTCGAGTACGTCACCGACGTGTAGTCCAGGTCGACGGAGTCGACGACCCCGACCCACATCGTCTCGGTGTCGGAGTCGATCACCGACGAGATGCGCACCGGCAGCCCTGGACGGATCTCGGAGATGCCGGCCGAGACGTACGGGCCCGACAGGTTCAACGGGTCGAACCGGCCGTCGAGGTTGTCGAGCAGGATGCTCGCCGTGCCCACCTCGTAACGCCAGAACGGCCCCTGGGATCGTGTCGCCCCACGACGGAAGCTCAGGCCCTCGAGGACGTGCTCGGTGATGTCCACCCACGCGTACCCCCGGTCGGGCCCGAGAGGGTCGCTGACGGCCGGTGCTGTCGCCGGGGACAGCTGGGTGAGGTCAAGCGTGAAGTAGTCGAGCGCGGACGCCAGCCCGATCTCAACGGTGAACAGCGGCGTCGCCATCAGTTACGCCAGGCTGTGCCGGAGGTCCGTTCGTACGCCTTCAGCACCTCGACGACCGACCGGCCGATCGCGACCGGGTCACCGACGCCGGCGGTCACGTTCACGATCACACCGCCGCCGGAGCTGGTGCCACCACCTGACGGCTGGTCGATGAGGCGCCGGGTCGGGATGACGTAGCCGGAGCCGGGGACGACGATCTCCGGGCCGCGCTCGCCGACGAGGTACGGCTGGCCGGCGTGGACGGTGCCGCCGGTCGCTCGACCGAACAGTGAGATGGCGAGCCAGTTGCCGGGGGTGCTGTTGATCTTCTGGCGAATCCGGTTCAGCGTGTCTTCGATGCCGTCGAGGTTGCGTTGCGCCGTGCCGGTGTTCGCGGTCACGCTCACGTTGGCCTGCGTGCCGTTCAGCTTGTCGGCCGAACCCTTCAGGACACCAACACTCCACGAACCAGAGTTCGCCTTGTCCGACACCACACCGAACGACGACGCCATCGCGTCCGCAGTCGACCGGCTAATCGCCCCCGACTGCACCATCGAATCCAACGTCGACCGGAAGAACGCACCGGAGATGGTGCCGTCGTTCATCTTCTGAGCGAGCGTCGCGAGCGCCGACTGCTGGTTCACTGCGCTCGACGTCGAGTCGAGCTGCGCCCTGGCGAGGTCCTGCTGCGCCTTCGTGTATTCAGCCGAGCCCTGCTTGCCCTGACTTGTCATCACCGCCAGGTTCCACTCGGCGGCCGCCGCCTTGTCCTTCGCGTCGGCGTTCTGCGTCGTCGCCCGCATCGCAGCGAACACCGGGTCAGTCGACGCCTTCAGCGTGTCGAGGTACTCGGTGATCTTCTCGCTGGCGATCACCGCAGCGTTCGCGTCCTCCTGAAGCGCCTGAGCGTGCCCACGGGTCGACGTGTCGGAGTTTCGGATCGCCTGCTCGTAGGGTCCGAGAACCTCGTTCAGCGCCGTCATCGCAGCTTCGGAGCCGCTCGCCTGAGAGCGAATGAGCTGGATTGCCGACGCCAACTGGCCCATGTCCCCGGTGTCTTTGATGCCACCGAGCGCACGGCCGATACCGTCGATCTGGAAGCTCGTTGCTCCAAGCTGGACCTCAAGGGTCTGCAAGCCGCCGCCGAGGTTGCGTGCGACGAAGTCGAAGAAGTCGTCGCCTGCGCCGGTCACACTGTCGACCGCATCCTTGAGCGAGTTGATCTGCATGGCCGTATCCGCCGACGTGTCGAACGCCAGCAACGCAGCCTCGAAGTTCTCGGCCGACTTCGTCGCCTCATTCAGCGACGACACGATCCCGGCAATCGCCACGCCTGCGCCGATGACGCCGAGGGCGCCGAGGGCGAACCCCATTTTGCCGACGCCGTCGCCCGCGCTTGATGCCGCAGTTCGGATGTTGTCGATCCCCTCACGAGCCTTGATGAGGCCACCCATCGCCAGACCGGTTGTCGCTGCGATCACGCCGAGCTTCCCGGCGATGTTGCCGATCGCATCTCCGGCAGCCGACCCCGACAGGCCGATCGTGCCCATGAACTCGATGAGCGGCGTGAACGCCTCCAGGGCACCGCCGCCGACGGACTCGACGACGTCGCCCAGCTGGTTCTTGATGCGCTCCAGCGTGCCCGCCGCGGTTGCGCCCTCAGCCTCGGCGAACCCGCCGACGGTGCTGCGCAGCGCGTCCATCGTCGCCGTGAACGGGTCCGTCGCCGCCTTCGTGGCGTCGACCTGGATGCCCATGCGCTGCAGCTGGCCGGTCGACCCTTCGAGCGACTTGCCGATCGCACGGGCAGCCGTCTCGGTGTCCACCCCCATCTTGCGGGACAGGTCAGCGAGGAGGGGGGTCAGCTGGACCGTCTGGTCCTGTGTCGCACCGAACTGCACCAGCATCGCCTGACCGGCGACGAGGGCGTCACCGTCGGCTGCTGTCTTCGACTGCGTCGCCTGGGCGACCTCGCGCAACGCCTCGGCGTTGATCTTCGCCGAGGTCGCAGCGTTGCGTGCCGAGTTGTCGAGCTTCTGCGACGCCCGGTCCGCTTCGACGAACTGGGTGACCGCGAACGCCAGACCGCCGGCAATCGCAACACCGGCCCCGATCGCTGTCGTCCCGAACGACGACAGACGCTCCTCGGCTTTCTCGGAGTCCTTGCGGACGTCGGCGAACGCGCTGGCCGCGTCCTTCGCGTTGCCGAGAATCTCGATGATGAGCTTCCGGGCTCCGGCCACGACACGTCCTCAGGGGTCTACAGGTCGGCGAGGGCGCCCAGGTAGGCGCGCAGCTCGTCGGGGGTCAGTCGTTCAACGTCCCACGGGTGCAGCCCGTAGACGCGCGACAAGGCGGGCCACGCCGTAGCGATGGCCCGCCTCACGCTTCCGGGTCGTCGTCCCGGTCTTCGAGTTCGGCGACGTTCACCGGTTCGGCGTCAGCGAGGTCGCCGAGAGTCAACGACTCCAGCACCTCGTCGAACGTCAGGTCCGGGGTCGAGCGTCGCAGCACCACCCACACCAGCGCGCCGAGCGCGTCGGCCTCGTCGGGCGCCAGGTCGTTCCCGTCGGACAGCTGCAGCACCGCAGCCCTCGACGCACGACGTTCGGCGAGCGTGAACGTCCGGTGGTCCACCTCGATGTCGACGCCGTCGACACGGACCCTGAACGGGTCGACTGTCTGCACCATCACCACAATCTGCCTCCCATGCTTCTGTGGTCAGTCGGGGAAAGCTCGGGCCGTGATCCGGCCGACTTCCTCCTCGTACATGCGCGCGATCTCGTCCTGGCTGTCACGGATCGTCGGGAAGATCGCGTAGCCGGCGCCTTCGCCGATCCCACGCCACGGCAGGAACTGGTTCCATCCTCGGATCACGATGTTCTGCCCGGCGCGTCGACCGGTGCTGTAGGTCGCTGCGTCCACGCCGAACGCACCCATCCCACGGAACCGCTTCGCGGTGTTCTTCCGGCTGAAGTCGATCGTCTGCGAACGGATACGCCCGAGGACCTGGTCGAGGTCCTCGTCGTCGCGGACGATCGTCGCTCGGCCACCCTCACGGATGCGTCGCTTCCCGACGTTCAGGTCGACGCCCCGGTACTTCCGGGTGTTCTTCACGATCCGTCGGAGGTTCTGCTTCGCCCCGAACTCGACACCCAGCGCCCACGGGACGTCGCCGCCACCGAGGCTGACCTGGGCGCCAGTGACGCTCTTGCGTGCCGACAGGGTGCCGGCCGCAGCCGAACCCATCCCGCCCTTGATCCGAGCGAGCTTCGGCGACGCCTTCGCCTCGATCATGAGGGCGATCCGGTGGTGAACGTCTTTCAGTTCGTTCTCGAACTCCTTGGCGTTCTCCAGCTCTTTCAGCTCCGCGCGCAGCTCCTTCAGCCCGCGGATCTTGATGGAGCCGGACCGGTTCGTCGCCACCTGTTACGGGGTCGTGTCGAGCGTCCGGTAGGCGATGCTGATGGGCGAGTCGCCCGCGGCGTTCTGCAGCGCCATGCCCTTGATCGACTCCGACACCAGGTCGGGCCCACCGACCGTCGGGGTGTCGCCGTCGAACATGACGACGGGCAGCGTGATCGTCACGGCCGGCTTCAGCGTCGAGCCGATCGTCGTGAGCCCCGAGCAGGTGAGCACCACCGCAGCCTGCGCACCCGCAGCCGTCGCGGCCAGCACCCGGTCCTGGTGGGTGGTCGACTCGAAGTCGAGGCCCAGCTCCACGTCGATCTTCCGGTGGCCGGCCTCGACCGGCTCCTTCTTCAGCGCCGTCGACCGGATGAAGCGACGGTCGGTCGCCAGCCCGTTGTCGACCTTGACGTTGAAGGATCGCACCTCGACGGCCGTGCCGCCGACGGTGACGCTGCCACCGACGAACGTCAGCAGCTCCGTCGACGTCGGGTAGGACGCCGTCGCCAAGGCCGTCGAGTGCTCGATGTTCTGGAAGTCGCAGTCGGCCGAGAACGACAGGGGCTCACCCGCTGCGCAGGACAGCTCGAAGCTCTTGACCTTGCCGCCCGTGCACGTCTTCGGGGTGACGGTCCCGCCGCTAGCCTGGGGGACACCGACCTGCGCGGTGAAGAAGTCGCCGGTGAGCGAGCCGACCGTGCCCGTGTGGGTGTAGACGGTCGTCTCTGCCGGGCCGGTCGTGGTGACGGTGCCGAGCGACTGGGCGAGCCAGAAGCCGAAACCCTTGGAGAGCACCGAGAAGCTCACCGACCCGCCGGCCCCCATCATGTAGGGGACGCGCCGGTCCGAGCGCATCGCACGGGTTCCGGCACGGATGCCGCTGGACTCGACCCGTCCGACCTCGACCGCGATGCTCTCCGAGTTGAACTCGAAGAACCGGTCGACGGTTACCGCCGTGCCGTAGGTGGTCTCGGCCTTGACGCCGAGCTGTCCGAGGAAGCCGCTCACTTGTCGCCGTCCTTCGTGGTCGTGGCCTTACGGCCGGGGGTCTTGGGTGCGGTCACGGTCCAGCCGTCCTGGCCCTCGAGGCCGGCAGCGACGTCGTCGGGCAGGTCGACGGTCTCGCCGTTCTTGACGAGCCAGGTACGCCCGAGGCTCACCACCTCGCGCTCGTCGTCCTGTCCGGTGTAGGTGGCCTCCATCGGGCGCTCCTCAGATTCGGGCTCGGGTGCGCACACCCGAGGTGATTTGATACGCGTAGCCCTCGTCGTCGACGCTCGTCGCACCCGACGGACGCTTCATCTCCGAGAACATGACGCCGGTCCCGCCAGCGCCGACGTTCGATCGCACGACGTCCTCGACGACAGCGAACAGTTCCCACGCCCGGCTCAACGCCTCCAGCTGCGTGTAGCCCGGCCACAGCACCACGACGTACAGGTCGAGCGTGTAGTCCTCGTCGCGACGTGAGCCACCGATCGCAGCCCACTCCTGGTCGCCGACAACGTCGCCGAGGATCACCATTTCCCGTTCGGCCTGACGTGGCAGGCCGACCGTCACCGACGGGACACGGACCGGCCAGTCGGCCTCGACGAGCAGCTGGTGGAGCGCCGACACGACAGCCGGCACCGTCGACGTCGCCACCGTCACCCGATTCCTGGGATGCGACGGGCGTAACGCTTCAACACGACGTCCACGTCGGGGATGCCGGTGATCGACCCGCCACGGCCGGCGACGAGCAGCGAGTAGGTGCCGCCCACGTCGGAGGTGAACGTCGTCGCCCGATCCGGGACGCCCCGGTTCGACCGGTTCAACACGTCCCGCACCCGCAGCATGAACGCCTCCAGGACGTCAGCTGGGGGTCGGTCGTAGCCGTGCTCGTACTCGACGACGATGTTCGAGCGTCCACGCTCGAAGATTTCGCCGTCCGTGCGCACAGCGACACCGGCTCGACTCGCTGGGATCGCCGCCAGCTCCGTCTCCGTGTACGCCTCAAAGGCGTTGTCCTCGTCGTACTCACGCACCGAGCGCACCGAGCGCAGCTCGGCGTCGGGCAGGACCAGCTCGTAGCGGCCGGTGCCGTCCAGCCGGACACGCCGGTAACGGGGCACGAACGCTACCCCGCAGTAGTCCTCGAACTCGCGCTCGACCGCACGGCGAGCCACGACGATCTGCGCCGAGGAGTACTTCCGCGGGTCGTCGAGCACCGGGTCGGAATCACGAACCTGTCGGACCGACGCGTAGAACCCGCCGACCACCTCGGCCCGTGTCGTCACCGTCACCGTGCCGTTCGTCCACGACGCCACCAGCACCCTCGGCTCCGACGTCGCCGACGCGCTGAGCGTGTAGGTGCGCACACCGGTCGAGCCGGTGGTCGTCGCAGTACCAGCAGCGACGACCGTCGCCCCAGCCTCGTCGACGACACCGACGGTGACCGTGCCTGCAGGCTCGGCCAGGTCGCCGTCCTGGTCGTAGAACCGGCCGGTGATGGTCGCGGCCGTGCCGACGAGGATCTGTTCGTCGGCGACGACCGTCACGACGGTCAGTCCTTCGGCGCTGCGGCCCGACGGGCGCGCGGCTTGCTGGTGGCCGCGGTCTCCGGCGCCTCGACGGCAGCAGACTCGACGGCAGCCTTCTTGGCCGGCTTCGACTCGTCGGCGACGGCCATGCCGTTCGCAACGAGAAGTTCGGCTTCGTCCTGGGGGAGGTCGATGGACTCGCCGGGGGCGGGCCAGTCGACTCCGTTGCGGGTGCCCGCGATGCGAGCCCTCATCGTCACGCGCACCGCGAGACTCCTTCTGGTTGTGGGTGGCGACGATCGGGGCGGGGGCCGGAGCCCCCGCCCTTCACGTCAGACGGTCAGACCGTCAGGGTCAGCTCGCGGCCCCGACGAACACCTTCACGGCGCCCGTCTGGTCGGCCAGGATGCCGTCGCCCCGCACGATCGCCCGGAACGTGACGAGGTCGCTCTGGAAGGCGAAGTCGTCCGACCGCTCGAAGCGGACGCCGCCGGCGAGGCGGACGTGGTAGGCGGCGATGTCGCCGAAGATGACCGACTTCGCCGAGGTCGCCACTGCGGCCACGTTCGGGTCGGTGTACACCGGCTTGCCGAGGAGCAGGTCCGGCGCACCCACGGTCAGGCCCGGCTGCCACAGGTAGTTGTTGTCGGAGCCCTTGAGCTTCCGCACCCGAGCGACGGTGGCGTCCCGCATGATCCAGGCGCACGACGTCGAGGCCCGGTAGGGGGAGATGACCGAGTAGTAGAGGTCGATCAGCTCGTCGGCGGTGAACGCACCGGAGGCGCCGGTGGTGGCACCGGTGACGCCGGTGGTCGCGGTCTGCACGATGCCCGACGGCTTGCTCGACGCGTTGCCGGTCACCAGGTCGGTGCCGAGGGCGTTGCCGACGGCGCGACCGGCCTGGCGGGCGAGGTAGCCCAACAGGTCGAAGCCGGTGTCGGCGACCAGCTCGGAGGAGACCTGAATGCTGAGCCCGTACTTGTAGGCCCCGAGGGTCCGCTTCGCGAACGCCGGGTCCGACTCGGTGAGGGTCGAGCCCTCGGTGATGAGCGCACCCGAGGAGTGCGACGTGGTCACCGGGATCTCCAGGTTCTCGCCGCTCGCCGTGGTGATGATCGTGGCACCCGCCTGGAGGATGGCCGACACCTCGATCATGTGCTCCCACACGGAACCGGCGAAGCTCGTCGGCACGGTGTTGCCGCCGGCCGTCGCCGAGCCCTTGGTGAGGTCGCGGGACTCGAACGGGACGGCCACGGTGCGCAGCTCGCCGCGGCCCAGGGCGCGCAGCTCGTCCTCGACGGACAGCTCGGCGACCGGCGCCTCGGGGGCGTCGACCGGGCCGAACTTCGCCATCGCGGCCTCGATGTCGGCGGTCCGCTTCTCGGCGTCGAGGAGCACGGCGATCCGTGCGTCCATCGCCTCGATCTCGGCGTTCGCCTTCTGCCAGGACTGCTCCTCCTCACCGGAGAACTCGCGGTCCTCGGCGGCGACGGAGTCGGACAGGGCGCGCATCGCGGCCCAGGCCCGCTGACGGGCCTCGTGGAGCTTCTGCAGCTCGTTCATGGGGGAACCCTTTCGGGGACGTGCCGGGCGCGTCAGCGTCCACGGCGAGTGAGATGGGAACAGGTGCCGACGGCGTTGCGCGCGGGTCAGCTGAACGACGGGTTCTTGCGGCCCCGTCTGGCCGTCTGCGCTTCCTCGCCCGGTGTTTCGCACGGGGGCTCGGGAGCTGGGTCCTCTGCCGTGACCTCGGGGAGGTCGCGGAGGATGAGGTCGGTGAGTCGGCCGGCGGCAGCAGCCTCGGCCACCTGCTCGAACGGCAGGTCGACGAACTCGGAGAACGAACGCAGCGCCACCGCAGCGCCGCCGTCCTGGGTCTGCAGGTACGCCGGGGACGCGACCGGCCCCAGCTCGTACAGCACGACGTCCTCCAGCGTCCGCAACGGGAAGCCCGAGTCGGTCGTGTCCCACGAATCGGCACGCACAGCGAAGCTGAACGACGAGCCACGCACCATGCCGGAGCGCACCTTCGCAGCGACACGCTGTGCGTCCGGGTCCGACGGGTCGAGCTGCATGGAGTACGACAGGCCACGCTCGTCGGTCGCCAGGACCAGCGTCCCCGACTCGGTCGTCGCCAGCAGCGTGTCCAGGTTGTGGTTCCACGCACCGAGCACGTTGCGCTCCGAACGCGACAGCGTCCCATCGAACGCCGACGGGTCGACCTGCTCGACGAACCCGCCGAGGTTCTGGGACAGCGTGTTGAACACCGCGGCGTAACCGGACAGCGACAGGGCGTCGCCCTCGGCACGCAGCTCGGGCGCGTCGA